GATGGTTTATGCTTCACTAGTGTTACCTAAGAAAGCATGTCCAACATTGTCTCAGGAGCGAAAGTTTCTGGGCAGTGTACGACAGCCCGATTGTGTTGCAAAACACAAGAAGGAAAACGCTTCCATCCTAGTGCAAACTAAGGAGTTTAGAGATGTTGTCATTGAGCTTCGCAAGCTAACTGATAACATTCACCATGTCGAAAAGTATCTCGATGTGGTGGCGTTTTGCCAACAAAGGTTAGGAACTGATGAGGTGGGAATTCATAAAACCGAAAGGTTGTTATGGAATTTCCTATCCAGCGAAGCTGGCCAACACTTCCATGCTTTTCCGGAAGTTAAAGCCACTTTAGGAGTAACCGGTGACGATTACTTCGAACTTACACACCCATGGAACGGTGCGTATCGCGACTGGACATCTAAGTGTCTCCCTCTATCCGATGAACCACTCGGTACAGTGGGGTTCACCCATGAGCCTGGTCTCAAGTTCCGTGCTTTTGCCTCACCCAACCGGGTGTTGCAGGCCGCATTAGAACCAATGAAACATACTTTACTCGAGATGCTGCGTCAATGTGAATGGGATGCTACCCATGATCAACACAAGGCAATCGTTGAGGTCCAGAAATGGATCACCGATGGGAAGACGTGTTACTCTGTCGACTTATCGGATGCGACCAACAATTTTCCCTTGGGGATACAAATCACCGTACTCCAGGGACTTAATAAGTTTCCTGATTCGACTCTTACGTTGTTCCGAGATGTTTGTCGGATGGCGTATCGAACCGCATGGGAACCCCGGGATGGTAACCGGGTGGTGGCGTGGAACGTGGGCCAACCCTTAGGGGCAGGTCCTAGTTTCATGTCGTTCGCATTGGCACACTACTGTATCGCTCGAATTGCTGAGCGAAGAGTAGGGATCGATGAACCAGGTTCAACTTTTAGAATCCTGGGTGATGATTTTATTACCAATCATCCGGGGGTCCATACAGAGTATCGTAGGATCCTTGCGTTCCTTGAGTGTCCAATCTCAGAGTCAAAGTGTCTTATCAGCCGTGAGGCTGGAGAGTTTGCTGGGAAACTGGTAACCTCCAAAGGTGTGTATGGTGGTTTCAAGTACCGGGATGTATCTGATTTGAGCTTTTTGTCCATCGTCCAGAGCATCGGACCACAAGCGATAAGCCCATTAATCCTATCTAAGGATCAGATTCAGTACTGCAATCTCGTGAGAGAAGTCCCTGAACCTTGGGGATTGGGTTTCAACCCGAAAGGGCGACCCTTGAAGGACCG